ATCACCGTTCAAGTGATAACCGGCAACTCCGTCACTATCTGAAACAATGTCGTTGATGGTGTTTAGAACAATCATTAGACGTTCTTTTTCTTTCCGCAACCTCTCAACTTCTGCCTCTAGTTGGTCATTTTTTCTATCTAACTCGTTATATTCGCTCTGTAAATTTTCTAATCCACCTTCTTGTCGCTTAACAGTACATTCAAGGTGTCCAATTTGCTCAACTAGTTCACTTTTTGCTGCCTCTGCCGCAATTGCCCGGTTAATTGATTCCGGCCAACCCTGCCATGCTTCTTGAATAAAAAAACTATCAGGATGATCTGGCATTACCGGTTTCAATAAACCATCAACCAGATTAGAAATACTTACAGGACTATATTCAGTACCTATATCTATCGGAACGGTACCTAGAATGATTGGTCTAAGTCCATACTGACCAGTTAAATAATATTCCTTTCCGAACTTTTGCCATTTTACCGGTCCCTTAGTTACCTTCTCGCATATCTCTAAATCATTCTGTAAATCTCTCACTATCTAACCCCCTCAAAGTGTTTCTGAAGGCTTTTTAGGATTTCACTACCTAAACTATCTAAATGGTTTTTAATCTCCTGTACGTCCCTCAAATCGTTGTTTTCGATGCCATGTAGCAGGCAACCGTTCACTATACCGGCAATGGAACTATAGTAACCTGTTTTATCCCACATTTCTTTGCCCGGTTCCTTGGAGTCAGGTCCGGCAATACGACGCTTCTCCAAAATGTAGTTATGCGGATCTGTTGACACTCTGTAGTCCTTATTAATCCTTATTTTCATGTCCTACCTCCGTTTATATCTAAATTACATTTACTCTCGCGTACAACGCCCTGAGTGCTGTTTACGGTCATTCTGTGACTACCTAACTACCTCCACATCACTCCACAAGATATGCTCATCCAATCCCCTGCCCCTCACGCTGCCGTACACATTTAACCTCGTTCCGTCGTGGTGGTGATAAATCTCCTTGAACAGTTTATCGTCAAATGCTAAGTCGATGGGACATTCCTTCTCGATAACATCAATCATTACCTCGTCACCGCCGATCAGGGTTAATTTGCCGCTTTCTACTTCAACCGTTACGAATGGCATTTAATCGTCCTCCTCCTCGACTTCGGTATAGTTAAAACCCAAGCATTGCATAAGTTGTTCTTTGAGACTTTCAAACACAAAACCGTTAGGGCAATAATAATTACGTATTCTCACGCAAGCAAGACAAGTTTTAAATTCTATGAAAATACCGTCCCATTTACCGGAAACTCTCTCATATGTCTCGCCCGACTTAATGACATCTCTGCACTCGCAACACATATGTTTCTTTCGTGCTTTAGGGAAAGATTTGTTATATAATTCCGTTAATCCACAATTATCTGTATTCATACTGCAATCACACGATATGCCCATCATATCGCCCTCCCTCTCACCGCACCCTGTACCCACCGGGCAACCACGGCATTTCTACTTGCCGATATACGCCCATCACGGCACCCTTTGCAGTAAATTTCTCTCTCGTGCTTGCCGGCAGGAGGCAGTTTGGGACCGCCCAAGTAACCTGCGCGAAAACCTTGATCATATGGGTTGTCCATAACATGCCTCCTAACCTTCCTTAATCCATTTTTCCATCTTCTCAATATGCTTGTCTACCGCAATAATAAGTCTTTCGACTTCGGCAATGTCGGCAGATGTTACGGGTACATCTTTATTATTTTCCATATCCTAGAACGGTATATCGTCCTCAGAGAAGTCAATTTCACTACTAAAACCGCTATTCTGCGGAGGTTTGTTGCTTGCTTGTCCATCCTTATCTTTCGGGTAATCTAAAAACTTTACAGACTCAGCAACTACTTCTGCCGCTTTGCGCTTATTACCTTGATTATCTTCATAAGAGCGAATTTGTAAGCGACCTTCTACCGCCACTAAGCGACCTTTACTTAACTGACTAGAACATATCTCGGCCAATTTCTGCCATGTCACTGTGTCGATATAGTCTACTTCTTTTTCCTTAGAGAATGGACGGTCAACGGCAATACTGAATTTAGTCACCGCTACTCCGCTTGGTGTATATCTAAGTTCCGGGTCCCTTGTTAGGCGACCAATCAGAATAATCTTATTAAACAATTAATTACCCTCCTGCTGTCCTTCCATTTCTTTAAGTTTTGCCTGATCCTCTGCGTATACCTGTTTAAGTTTTTCCATCAACTCAGAAACTTCTTCACGCGACCAATCCGAGAGGCTGGTAATCTGAGTTTTACGCATAGCACTAGCAATGGCGTGAACATCGTTTTCATCGTAACCAAGTTTTGACTTAACTCCTGCCCAAAATGTAGGCCAATTGACTGGTTCAATAGTTGGCGGCGGCGGTGACGGCGTACTTTCCTGCGCTGCCCCACTATTCGCCCACTTTTTAAGAAGTATCCCATGTTCCTCTGTTAGCACATCATACTTACCTTCAAAAATGTGCGTGTTATCTTTCATGGCAGTAGCAATATGCGTTTCTTGGTCAAGCATAAAAGTAGCGGTAAATTCATATTCGTAGTTTGCCCTTTGTTCTGCGCCCATTCCTACTTTCTTAGGTGCTTGTTTGCCGTTCTTTTCCTCCAACACATACTGATCCTTGCCGCGCAAACAGTTAACAATGTTACATTTGCTATATAACTGCTTGTCTATAAACAGGTTGTGGCGAGGGTTAATTTTGCCCCAATTGGTGTATGAATTTCCCGGCATCTTATCGTGAATTTCAAGTAGTCCACCCCGACCACTCCATTCATGCGATCCGCTATCAAGTATGAGATTGTCGTAACCGTTTTGCTCGGCGTATTCGATAACCTCGATGTATTTCTCAGGTGTGTACGGCGGTTGAATATCAACTATGTCATAGTCGAATTCTTCTGCGTAGAAATAACCCCTGTCGCCCTCAGTGTTACCCATCAGTGTCTTACCGCCTAAACCTTTTACTATTCTTAATGCGGTAAATGACTTGCCGGAACCACTCGGACCTATTAATGCTATTCTAACTTTTACCTGCTTACGTACTGCCTTGGTTGCTTGTATTGCCATCTAAAACATCACCTCGCTACTTTCCGGCACGATGCCCTTGCTCACTACAAATGCCTCCCAATAATCCGCCCAATGCAAAAGCAATGTTAACGGATGCTCATGGTTTTTTACGTCCCTTCCGTTTGGTACATATTGCCCATTGTGAAATAATATTGCCTGTACTTCTTCTTCAAGTAAAGGGATAAACTTACTTACGATATGCAGGGAAATATATTCGTGAGCAATTTCCAACCTTTCCTTGTTATGCTCAAAAGGTTTGGCAGCACTCTGAACCATGCCTTCATCCTTCTTTTTGCCCTGTATCATGTTCGGCACATACAAGTCCTTGCCGTAATATGCCGTTTTGCCTATGTCGTGAGTTAATCCAACGATGATACAACTTTCACGACTAATCTGCGGTGCTAGTGTATCCCTTAGTTTCAGCATAATTTCGGTAACATTAAGCGAGTGCAGGAGTAAACCGCCCTCTACCGCTCCATGCTTAGAACCTGCACTACTTGCCGGTGCTGTGAAGAATCCGTTGTTTGCCATATATCCTAGTAAAAGCATTGCCCCAGGTCTTTTTATTTCCTCAAATAGTGCGTTAAATTTTTCTCTCAAAGTTAATCCTCCTAAAATGGTATTGTATCCGGTTCACTCTCCGCCGCCTCAAAACAGTCCAACTTCGGACACATCAAACGGTAGTCTTGCGTTTCCCTCTCGACCAAAATCCCTGCAACAACTTCCATGTCGGTGCTGGGCAAATCAACCCAGACTTTTTCTGCCCCGCATTTTTCACAGTACATGATTTCTCCCATTCATCCGGTACGCCTGCCTGCTCCAAACAGTACGCCGACACTCTTTCAAGTGCATCTGCGACTAATACTGCTTGTCCCTCACGGATACCCTGCGCCCACGATGCGGTATGTTTTGCTAGTTCTGAATAATCGCTTGTGTTCATGCCGGTTTATTGGTGATTAGGGTCAAGTCTTTGGCGCATACATAAAATCCATGAGTTCCTTCACATAATCCATCACAACCATGTCTGGCACCGAAAACATTTCCCGAATCAATTCTAATTGGGTAGGCATCACATAATTTATCAGGATTAATGGCACCTAAAACTGTCCCTTTTTCATTACGAAGTACACTACTATTCATAACAACCCGATCCCACGCTTTAAACATCCTGCTCGCCCTCCTTTGCTTCAAATGAAAAACACACATTGCACCCAGGAGTGAAAAACTTTATACCGTGCTTTTCACATTTGAACGGTATATTTCCTTCGACTTCTTTCCAAAACTTACAGTTATTGCACGTTTCAACTATCGCATTACTCACCGATGCACCCACTTTCAAAGTCAACTTTAAATCTACCCTTGCCAATCTCACTACAAATATGCATCATTGCTCCAACTGCTGCCTCATATTCAACCTGATCCATGACGACTTTTCTTTTGTTGTTGCTGTGCTGCTGTACTATAATGCGGCACGTTTCTGGTTCATAGTAGATAGCGAATAGTTTAGGGTCGATTGGTTTTCTCATTTAATCAAACACCTCAATCTGTTAACGCTCCATAACCATCATACGGAACAATTGTTCTCCAGTAATATTTCATGCTTTCATCTGCTCTAAAATCCCAACCGTTGCCGAATATCGGATTCATAAAGTAGCAGAGTAGTTCGCGTTTCTCTATCTCCTTAATGGTTACCATAACAGGCATTACTTCTAGTTTTGCCACTTTTTCGTATAAGTTCTTTATATATTCAGCATCTTCTAAGTACCAAATTAATGAAGCGTTTTCCAGTTTTCCTTGACGCCGACACATATTGTCGGTATAAAAACTTCCGTCCGCAAACTTAAGCACAAAATAATCTCGCTCTGAAAGTTTCAAACTCTCACCCCTAAAAAAATTTAAAAAATATTCAAAAAAACTTCAAAAATGTGATGACGGTCACAGACTTTACTTTTTTATTGTGCTATTATGAGTTCAGTAAGTCGGAACCGGATTCGGTTTCTAGTATTAAATCAACAACATCACAGTTCAAAGCGGAAGCAATACGCTCCAACGTATTGAGGCCTGGATTAAGATTTCCGCCAATTTCTAAAAGACTGATTTTTTGTTGGGTAATGCCGGTTGCTTCGCTGAGTTCTCGTTGTAATAGTCCCTGCTGTTTGCGGCGATTTTTAATGTTCAACCCAACACGTATTAAATCCAAACTGCTTGTCCTCCTTTCAGTGTGATAATACTGAAAACAGTATTCCTATGCAAAAAAATAAGAACTTTCATCTATTACTATTATACACCTTTTACGGTGTAAGTCAACTGAATTAAGTATATTTTACCGTGAAATTGTCGCTACCAACAACAACCTGTATACTGAATTGAGGATAAGAAATATAATTAAATATATAATAAGGGGGAATATCGGATGGAAATCAAAGATAAGTTGTATAATTTAAGGAATAACCGTGGTTTTAGCATGGATGATCTATCTCTAAAAACTATCACAAAGGAGAATCAGAAGGCCGTATCGACTAACACGATTGCGGAAATTGAAAGCGGCAAAAGGCAAAGTCCTGGTATTAGGACGATAGAGAGACTTGCTACAGCTTTAAATGTAAGTCCCATGTATTTCTTTAATGAAAGTGCCAGGACCGTATTTGATATTTCAGAGGTTAACGAGGTATTAACCGATGAGATTAAGCAAATGCTACTAGACAAGGAAACGCTACCTTACCTATTGCTGGCTAAAAAGGCATATACTGAGCAAATACCGCCTATCATTGTCGAAGAACTATTAAAAACTATCACTAAGGTAAGAAATATGTAAATTATTTGTCGAAATTACGTGAAACTATGTACTTGAAATTTGCGGACATATGCGTATATAATAGTAAACATAAAACATGTGTTCGCAAAGGGGGATGGATTATGAAAGTTAATGCAGTAGCAGACTTCGGAGGTCTTTTCCATTGTGTGGTTGATGGTAAAAACATCACTGTTGACAAGAACATCACCCATGAAGGTATTAGCGAGGTAAATAAAATAGTAAGATATGGTCACACGAAGCAGGATGCGTCCTTGGTTGATGCCAGGGAAGAATATCTCTGTGCTGCCGGTTCCGCATAAAACAAAAACCCCTTCCGTTGTGGAGGGGTTTAATAATTATATTGAAATATGACAAAATTAATGTTAGAATGATTGCTAATTAAATGCCGAAAGGAACCCCCACCGACCAAAGTATGGGTTCCTTTTATCTAAGCGTGAGGTTTACTCATGCCTGCTTTGCTGTTTATTATTTTAGATTATGCAGGCCAAAATGTCAACTCCTTGCCGCTTAGAATTTATTGAAAATTTTATAGGTGGAGGGAAAATTGATGGGACAGGCACTTGCGAAGAACTATGAAAGGTATGCAGAACAAAGAAAAATCACAATTGAACATACCTTTTTCAAGTTAAGATCATATCTTTCTATAGTTAAAAACAACAATCATAATAATAATGATGATTATGATTATATCTTAGATAATAAGATTAACTCACTTAGGAGTTATTTAGACAGAAATACGTCTGAAAAAGTTATGAATGAAGGTGCAAATACAATGAATGAAAAGAAATATACTGTGAAAGAAGTTTCTGAAATGCTTAATGTTTCTACCAGGACTATTGAAAACTATATTAGCGCAGGAAAGTTAAAGATTGAATGGGGTAAAGGCAGGACAGGTAGGATTAGATTGATAACCACCGAATCAATAAATGAAATGAAAGAAAATGAAAGAATGAAATATGAAGAAGGTTATGTAATAGACGAAGTTATGAATGAAACTCCGGTTGAAGTAGTTTTGAAAGAAGAAACAGTTTCAAAGGAAGAAGTTCAGAAAATGGCTATTGCTGTGGTGGAGCGAGTTATAGAAAATAAACTTATTATCATAGAAGAAGAATTTAACAGGAAGATAGATGTTATTATAGAGCAAAACAAAGAATTAATATTGCTTAATCATGCTAGAGAAAAAGAAATTGCAGAACTAAAGGAATTGCAAGTAAAAGACAGAAGCAGAATAGACGATTATATTATTAATGAACGTGAAAAACGTAAAGAATGGGATAGTATGCCTTGGTATGAAAAAGTATTTAAAAAGAAAAACCGCCCTTATTAGGCGGTTATACAACTAATTGCTCGTCTAACTTATTAGACTTACCAATATTACAACTATTGCATAATGTTCTAAGGTTATCTGGTGAGTTTAGTTGATTTATGGTCATATCTCTACCCTCTGGACTGTTAACAGGTATTATATGATCTACATGCAATTTAACTCCTTCATCATTAACGCCAGCACCACACCAGACACATCTATAATTATCTCTTTTTAATATTTTTACTTTTAGCGAAGGTGATACGTGTCTACCAAAAGTAATTTTTTTCTCAGATACAAAGACCTTGTTTGGTGATAAAACTTTACTCTTTAGGTTGTTATGTGATTCTGACAATTCTTTATGTTTTGCGACAAGATTATTATATTTATCAACTAAACTATTATAGTTTTTAGCTATTCTATTTCTGTCCTCTACTACAGGACTATGGTATTTATCAAGAAAACACCTACAGCATATAAAAACGCTTTTGTCTGTACCATTTGCGGGTGGTAAAAGATAAGCAAAATAGTTTTCACCACAAATACTACATAACGCTAATTCATTTAATTTTGGAATTATCTTACTCCCTCCCTTTCTAATTTATCTAATACGGCCAACCTGCAATAGTCAGACACTGACAAACCTTTACTATCTGCCATTGCCTTAATTTTTTCCCTCAGAGCATCATTAATACCGTAAATAGTTACTCTATCTTTCCTTCCGGCCAAAATAATCACCTACTTTCTACCTATATTATAACGCCAAACTAACGTCAAGTCAAGTAAATAATGACAAAGTAAGCGGTCCTGGTGGAAGTTCTGGAAAAAGTAAAACCGCCGAAGCGGTTATCACTTACCCATAATTTCATTTGCCTTTTTAATTGCTTCATCAATAATACTGATCAACGGTTAACCTCCCCCTAATTAGTAATGACTAAACTATCATTCTTACACATAGGACACCTGTTTTCATCCCCACCCTCACCGTCATACATAAAGTAACCGCCCTGCATATTTATCTTAAACACAGCACTCTTATAGTCCATGTATCCTGTAGTGTAGTCGCAATCTTCACAGTAAATATCGACCATTGCTTTGCCCTGCTCTTCAATCTCTGCCTCAGTAATGTTATTTAGGAGTTGATTGCTCAACGACTAACCTCCTTCAAGGTACTACTAACCACGACAGACACATGTTCCGATCTGCCATCCTGAGCAATATACTTCGCCCATTTCGGTATTGAGTAGAATTTAATTTGACTATTCACCATTACCACCCACCTCCAAGCACTTCTTAAACAACCCACTCAAGGTTACAGAAGTTTCATTATCCCACGTACTGAACCACAGCAGAAACTTTTCCTCGGCATGGGTAGGAGTAATACCGCCACCCTTTAAAATCTCCACAAGTGCATTGTAGCGAGCAATTGGAGGACTGCAATAGTTTTCTATCTCAACAAGTCTTTGCTCCGCTCCATAGTGCTTTAAACTACATCTAAAGCATACGATATTATTGTCAATCGGCACATAATAAGCAATGTTATTCTGGATAAATTCGACTCCGCATGACTGGCAGCTACGAATTGATGTTGTTTTCATAATTTCACCTCAATTATCTCTACAATCATCTCTAATTGCTCCTTACTGAGAAGATAGAACGGATATTTTTCTAATTTCCTTGCCATTGCCATTTTAGTAACCTTTTCCTCAATCTCAGGCGTTAGCGGTTCAATCTGAAAACTATCTCCATAGGCATTAGGACGCATCCTGTTACCAAATATATCTGCCGACTCGCCACTTTCAAGTCTGATTATGCCTTTTGGTGTTATTTTCTTCACCTTGTCAATAGCAATGATACCACGAAAACTATAGGCAACCTTATCGCCTGCTTTTAGTGATTTCAACCAATCGGCGTATAATTCATTACTCAACTATACTTCCTCCCCTCCGTCAATGATGCGCTTGATCTGCCGCAACATATCGAGAGTAATGTTGTTTCCATAAGGACGCTCAATCTTCCTCTCTATATATCTTAGGACGGAAGTAAACTCCTGCTCATCAAGATACTCCTGCATTGACAGGTATATCTTAAATCCAGGACTATCAATGCACCTAAGAGATTTAATCTCACATTTGAATAGTCTAGAAGTGTTATTTATAGCAATGTAAAAATAACTCCTTCCAACCTTCATAACCTCATATTCATTCGGTTCTTTGTTGCTGCTGTAGTGGTCTTTCACATAAACCCTCTGACCTACTTCCATTAGTCCTTCTCCCTCACCTTTAATTTACTAGCAATATCAACCATAGTTTTATACCAATCACAATTATCTGTAATAGCGCAATCAGCACAGGCATGGTCACTTCTCGCCCTAACAACACATGGGGTCATGACTAGAAAACTACGAACAAGTTGAAAGAAGAATTCGTTAGAATCTCCTTTCTCGTTCTTAAATACCTTAATCTTACTAACAATGTCAACATACTCCCTAACTTTAACGATAAGAAACTGCTTAATGCCACCTGCCGCCTCAACATCTTCCTCCATGTCACTGTCGGAGCTATAGACTGTGTAACCCATAAAGTTTACTATTTCGGCAAAACCGTTTGTATGATACCCAAACTCAATACCTTCGCCGCATAGTTTGGGATTATCCTCGCAAATCTCGGAGTTTAATTCTACGATAGCATCAATAATGTTCATTGGTTATCCTCCCCTTCGGCATCAGGTCCCTCGCCGTATGTTTCAGCACATAACTTAGAATCTGGTAAAAAGAACATGCACCCATCACCGGAAACTGAGCAACTCCATCTACCCGAATCAGCATCAAACTTAGCACAACTACAACCTGCCATTAATCTTCCTCCAATCCCCTCAACTTGACTTCACTCTCTTTTATAAAATCGTCTATCATCGAATAGTCCCAACCTTTGCCGACCGCATCATTCTTAATTTCTTTTAGGTTAGCAATTCTTTTCCTGTAAGTTTCCTTCTTAACCTCAACCGCACTATAACCCTGTCTTTCAACCTCCTCCTCTATGCACTTAATAAACATATCGGCATATGGATGATGTGTTATATAATGAGATAATTTACATCTAACATCGGAACATAACGGAGTTCCGCAAACAAATTGGGCAGTCTCATAACATTCAAACTCTGCCTGACCACCGCACACTGAGCATTTAGTCTTTGCGTGTACCTCGCAGTAGTCTTTGTCCGGTTCCTCTTTGCATATGCCTATCCATGCTCGGTTGAATTTACACATTAGTTATCCTCCTTCGCTCAATCTCCCTCAGACAAATCTTACAAGTAACTTCCTTGCGGTTACTCGTTACTAATTTGCGCTGATAACCACAATAGGTAGCACGATAACCATTAAGTTTGTTTTCATCCTCAAAGGGAATTTTGGCATCGTGTTCATAGTCAAATAGGTGTGTTTTAGGCAATTACCTTTCCTCCTTTCTACTATCCAACCATTCATCAATAATCCTGCGTATCAACTCAGAAACTTTTAACTTCTGCTTTCCTGCCTCCTTCTTTAATTTGCCGTGTCTTTCATCATCCATAAAAATACTTCTGCG